GAATAGTTGAGGTCAACCCATCTGTTAGCCACGTCACGTTGAAAAGCCGACTCCCATTGTTTAGCCACGGCGTCGAGCGCTTTAACGAACAGTCGGCTATGATCTTGGCTAACCGCCCGGCTGCCGGCAGCGTCATTAGCGCCAAGTAACAAGAACTGAGCTAATACGGATAGTAATATTTGGCGGTCTTGGTATTCAATCGTTGGCATAACATCTTTGGTCGTGTGCCCTTTCATGTCCATCCAACCGACTTCAACTGACGCTGGGAACTCTAAAAACGCCTCTTCGTTGACTCGCTGCTGGCGTAAGCGGGTACGCAGTTTTTCTAGTTCAGGTTCGTCAATCGTCTCGCCATTCATGCCCTTCTTGATGTAGGGGATACCTAGCGCCATATTCTCTAGCGCTACGGCGTTCATAATCTCCAAAGCGTCTTTGATCTTCCAGGGTTTGTAGGCATAACGCAGCAAGCTAATACCGAAGTAGTTATCGCCCTCTTGGTCGTTAACCACATACAGCAGCTTAGAGCGGGGAATATTAGCGGTAGTTCCGCCACCGCCCATTGCCGTACGGCCACTTGGCAGGATTTGAGTAATGCCTGGCGTATCGTCGTCTTGCATGAACTTGAGGATTGAGCGTTGTTTACGGCTAGCGATCTTGTCTATGCCAATATAGCTTTGCCCTTCCCATTTAGCCTCGGTGTCGTAAACCAGCTCGGCGATGAAGAAACCCATCTCCAAAAAGCCTAGCCCCTCGCGCAGCACGTTCCAGTAATCCAGCTTGCGCTCAAAGAATTCAAAGTTAGCATGGTCGCAGATTTTCTGATCTTGCTCGTCATTGCTAGCCGGTTCAAAAAACCACTCGCAGCCAAGTATCGGGTTTTTACATACTTGCAACGCGGCGTGAACCGTAGCGTCGCTTTTGCGCATAACGTCAAAGACTTGCAGGCCGTACTTACCTTGCAGATCAATGCTATATTCCTCGGCGGTAATGTAGCCTTTGAAGAAGTAAGTACCGCTGGCACCGATTTGGCTAGTGGCATTGGGTGGTAGTAGGGCTTGATTAGTTGTAGCCATTTGAGTTTAGTTTACCAGCTTCCCCGCTTTAAGCCACTCGTGTAGGGCTGACGGATTGGTTCGCTACTGTCGGTAGCTTGGTATTCTGCCGCTTGACGTATTGGCCTTAAACCTCCGGCAAAGGCTAAAACTAAACTATCGCTGCGGTCAGGCGATCGGCCCCCAGTGCGTTTTTTGTATTCATCCTTGGACTCGACTTTAATTTTGCCGTTAGGCATAACGCCCCAGCGCCGGGCAATTAACTCGTCACGCAGTTGCATGTCTTTGGGGATAGCGATTTGCTTACGCCTAAACCAGCCGGCTAAGTTCCAGTAAAGCTCACTGGTAATGTCGTGATATTTTTCAGGTTGCTTCATCATCTCCTTGCTAGAAAAGTTATAAGCTGCCAGTTGGTATTGATGCACAGGTTTACCCAAACCAATTTGCTCTTTGCTGATCTGCCTCAGCCGGTCAGTCGTGCCACCACCATTGCCAGTATCGTCAATGTTAAGCCGTAGGTTAGGATTCAGTATGTCGATGATGTTTATAACTTTATCCGCCGATGTCATCAAATCGGTTTTATTCCAAGCGATTTGGTCTTCAACCCAGCCACCGTGGCGAGGAGTTAACACGGTGCTGTCACTGCCGTAACGTGCCATATCCAGGCCATACTCCGGTGCTCCGTCGCTAATGTCCCAGCCAGACAGCTCGGCGTAGGTTTTACCGCTATCCTCGTCGATGCCGCTCATGTTCATAGCCATCAATACCAAGTCCGTAGAGATAAGTTGTTGATCGCCTTCGGTTGGAAATTCACCCATTACCAGTGCTTGCCAAGCCGGACTATCGGCACCCCATTCGTGATAGCGGCCATAAACCGTTGCTGGATCGATTAGAGCCGCGAAGGTCGGGTCAAGCCTGTTTTGGATTTCCTGGTTAACCGCTGCGATCCAATCTACCTGGTCGATGTCTTCCGGCGGCGTAAACATAGCTACCAGATCGTCGACCGTTTTAATTTCAAGCGCTGTAAAGTTCGGGCTGTCAAAAGCGCTAATCGTGTAGCGTTTGGCTCCCAGTTCCGGCTTATCGAAGTAATTAAAAAACGTGCCGCTTGGTTTAGTTGGGTTGCCAATCAGCAAAATGTGAGCATTGATGTTTGGTGTAATAGCGGCCACACCCTTGAAGATCGGCTCATCAACCCCTCCAGCTTCATCAACCACCACCAGCAAGTGATCGGCGTGATAACCAAAAAAGTTTTCAGGTTTAGCGGTTGACCTACCGACGGCATACCACTTTTCGCCAAGCGTTAAGCCAGCTTGCAGCACTTCATTGTCAGTTAGTTTGTAGCGAGACAACTTAACCGTGCTAGCTATCTCACGCCATAGTACGTCCGTTACCTGCGCCCATGTCGGCGCGGTCGTAACGACTACGGAGTCCTCGTAAAGCATTAGCCAGGTAACTACGATCCTAGCGGCTATAAAGCTTTTGCCAACCGAGTTGCAGGTCTTAACGGACGTGATTTTGTTTTTGAAGACACTACGGACAATATCGGTTTGCATTTGCCAGCACTTAGCGCCTAGCACTTCGGTTACAAAGTCCTCTGGTTTTTTGAGGTAGAGGTCGTGAAGAAAATCAAAGTCTTCAGGCGCTATGGTTTGCGTCGGCATCAACAACCTCACCCTCGATTACTTTGTTTTCGTTTCGTTTTTTCTGAGCCAGATCGGCCCAGCTTAAACCTTCGACCTTAACGTCCTGGCGCTGTACCGGCGTTCTCAGGTTACCAAAATGACCTAGGTAAGCCTTTTGGGCGTCAACCGCGGCACGCTTATCCTGGCTCTGCATAGCGGTTAAAAACATTTGATTAAACACCATGCCGACCTTAGCTTGTGGCGCTATTTCGTCCCGGCGCTGCTCGATAAGCTTACCCAGGTTTGCAGTCTTGTTGCGCCATTTTCTAGCCGTATCACGGTTGATACCAAAGTGTTGACAAAAATCAGTTAATGTCATCTTGTAGATATGGTTATTCTCCTCGTCAACGATCAGCCCGGCGCAAGCTTTCCAGGTTAACCACTGATCAAAAACGGCTTGCTTGTAGGGCTGTATTCCTGTTTGGGTTTTTTCGTCAGACGACTTTTGCCGAGTTTCCATCATCCAAGATTATACACGACCATGTACCGGACAATCTTTGCGTGGTGGCATATCTGGTTGGCAAATACACCCAAGTGGTTGAGGTGTCGGAAACTTAGGCCCAGCAGAGGGTAGACCTTCCGGCGGTTTAGCCAAACTAATTTTTTTACCATGATCAACAAACACAGCAGCCTCTTGAATCCTGGCCATAGCTTTATTTTTCCAAGGCTGCATAATCGACTTGTCGGCCCTAATGTCGTTAACCACGTCAGCCAAAACCTTTTCGTAGTCGTAGTTCATGCTACCCATCCAATAGCTTTTTGTGTCCGCCGCTTATGTACCAAACATCCGCCACAAACGCCAATATTACCAAAATGATAATGCCTGCTGCGATCATATCTCACACTTTCTTTTTTTGCTTTAACAAGGTAATTATACCACATTAGTTAATAACACCTCTCCGTTTAAGTTGTTCCCTTATTTTAGCAACCGTACTTCGTTTAGCTCGTTGCTTCTCGCCTGGACTAAGTAGTTGGCCGATTGATTCTACTGGTTTACCGACTTCGCTACTGTCGTCGAAAATGCCACTAATTGAACGCCGGTTGATTATGTCCACGCCAATAGTTATAAATTCGCTACCTCCATCTATAGCTTTCGATATTAATCTGGCTTCTTCTCTGGTTACATAAAACTCGCGGCCTTCAAATGTTTTTACCGTCATCGTATCTTAGCAACCTTTCCAGCTGTATTTTTCCGAGAGTTACCCCAAGCGATTAACTGGTTTTGCTTAGACTGTAGATCACAAAAATCGGATATGCGCGGTGCATATTGATCACTATGCGCTAAAGCAACTCCGTTAATTAATTGGGTAAGTTTTGTCTCTCCATGTTTTTTAAGTAAATTACTACACGCTCTGCGATTCGCTTGTACCTTTGCTTCAATATCGTAGCCAACGTTCAGTCGCCAGCATTCAAACATTGAATTAATTTCCGGTTTTCGTTTGTCTGGCGGTCTGTCCGCCAATAATACGTTAGTATTATTAGTTTTATCTAATCTAATCTTATCTAATCTAATCTCGGGTGACATTTGGTTGTCATTTTTAACTTTTTGGTTAATTAACTTCTTATGTTGTTGTTTTTTTATTAACGGCATTTTTATTTTGCGACGTTCTGTGTACGCTCCAAACTCATTAGAGGTAAGGCTATTAAATTCGAGCGTGTAAGTCGTCATTTGCGCACGATCTTTACGCACCGTATTGTTGTTATGCCAGTGTTTTATAACAACAACTCCTGACTCAAATGTCAATATATATCGTTTGGCTATTAGGATTTGCAAATCGTCAGTTGTGGCACCCAGCATTCGCATAATACGTTTCGGACTCACAAAACCGTAATCATCAGCGTTCATACATAAATGAAAGTAAAGCGACTGTGACGACAGGGGCATATCCAAAAAGATGTCGCTTTCAACAATGGACTGATCAAACATTCTACGCTTCACTCAACTTGCTCCTGCTGATAGTCATCGACTTCCCGGCATTCTTGAGCGTCAGCCATAGCTTCTAGTTCTTCGGGCGACAAATCTTCCACTTCGTCTTGAGTCATAGAAAAACCCCTCGTATGCTTAAGGGGTTCTTCAAGAGAATGTGTAACTAATCTTTAATAGCATACCAACACAAGCCTCGGAGTGCAACCCCTGAGTTAATTTATTAAACACGGCGCATGATTAGTCACACCGTAGGACTTATATAATACTCTCGCCAGCCATGCTTGGCAAACCAAACTTATCCACCAAAGAGACGACTTATCCCCAAAATGTGTATAATTATTTAGCCATGAAAATAATAAAAATCATCTTAATTTTAACTGGCCTAATAGTCTATCTTTACATCTTCGGGCACTGGTTTGGAGCTTACTAAATGTCCAACCTGCGCACCTGCCAGAACAACCACCGCAAAATTATTTACGCGGCCAAATGGAACGAGGAATGCCCGCTGTGTATAGCCATCGCCGAAAACGACAATCTTATCGATGCTCGCACCGACATAGACGAAGCCGATATTTTTGATTTATACGGCATAACAAAACACCATCATAAACGTATTAGACGTATTGAGAAGTTATTAGGTATTAGTCCTAGCAAAGCGCACTGGTGGTCAAGTAAAAAGGTTACTCCAACGTCAGCAGAGCCGACGCTACCTGAAGCTACATTTTAGACAAAAAACCGGCGCAGTGGTTATGACAGCCACGCCGGAGAGCACCTATTATTTTATGTCGCCTTGTTGCTTGCAGTGATGTTAATATTACTTGGGCAATCGGTCTAGGTTCCGCGACTTCGCTTTAGCTCTATTTGCTATAATATCAGCCATTAAACAAAATAAACACAGCCATGAGCGAATACCAAACCGAACCAATCCCCAAAACTGAACAGGAGTTTATTAACTACCGCCTGGATCAGGACGACCGCCAAATCAACAATGTCTCCGATGACGTCCATAGCCTAGCTAAAACTATGGATAACGAGTTCGCCACCAAGCAGCAAATCAACGACGGTTTCGCTTTAGTCAATACGAAACTTAACTTTCAAAACAAACTGATTTATGGAATAATCAGTTTAATCGGCATGATCATGACGGGCATACTGGTTGGTAGATTAATCAATAAACTATGAGACAAAAAATAGGCAACACTCCTAAAATCTTTTTATTTATTTTAGTGCTTTGCTTTTTGCTCGCCATCAGCATAAGTGTTGATATATATTTTTTTAAGTAATATTTTCGTAACATTCCTCCGGACTTATGGATGGGGCCTTAAAGCTATATAAATACTGACTACCGCGGCGATGGCGCTAATAAGCGTTAGTCCGGCTAGGCCTACCGCCAGCAAAATAGAGAAAGTTTTGCTTATACCGGTATCGCGCCCCGTATCGGTATCACTAGTAGTTCGTAATTCACTGATCTGTTTTGACAAATCCTTAAAAGCTGCCTCAGCTTCTGGCCGTGGCATAAAGTTGCGCTCTCGATCGTTCATAGCGCCGCGCCATTCATTACTGGCCTTACGCCAACTTTCAATTTCTACGGCAGACTTATTAACTGCCTTTTCCGCTGAGGCCAGAGCAGCGGCGACGGCCGCTTGCTGATCAGCGAACCGACGATCAACGTAATCCTTAAACCAGCGAAAACATTTATCTATGTATTGTTTTAGTGTTATCTCACCCATAAACGCATTATAGCATCGAGGACGTCCGCTCTACCGCCAAACCTGACTAACGTTCGGTTTCACTCGGCCACTGCCCGCTCGTAGCTATCCAGTAATCGACTTTGTTTAGGTAGTTAACTATAGCCCGTTTTATAACTGGGGCGTAAGTTTCGTAGCGACTGAGTTGGCCGTCACGGTAGATTTTTAGTGGTTGTGTGTTATCTTTCATAACACTACCATTGTACTACAGTATTGCCAGATTGTCAAGTATAATCTATTTATTGGTTAGGGTTTCTTGATCACTCATACATACCCCCGCTCCTCCATATCAGCTTGGTCGATCTCTGACTCTATTACTCGCACTAACTTTTCAACCGGCCATTCCAGCGCGTTAGTCTCGATCGGCACGTTGATATGCCGCTGGTTTTTATGGTCGCAGACAATAATTACCTGGTTGCCCTCGTCCAGCACGATCAGATCGACATGTACCTCCTTCGGTAAATAGCCGCGAGCGCTAAAGACATCTGATATAGCCTGCTGCAACTGCTCGTGATCTAGCTTCATCACTTACCTCCAAAGCCCGGCACGGTGGCTGGTACATTAGACTGTGGCAAAGTCGGTAGAGTTTGAGGCATTGGAGTGCTCTGAGGCTGACAAATCGCTACACCAGTTGTGGGATCAAAGCCCAATAAGGTGTCAGTCTGGTTCGGGCATTTATCGGCGCAGCGACCGGTCGTATCAAATGGCGGCGCGGTCGGGCAGTCACCTTGACCTTTACCATTGCACTGGCCTATCGTACAGCTCTCACAGCTACCACCGGGATAGCCTTGGCAGCCCGGCACGACTATAGTGTCGGCGTGTACCGGCGCGGTGGCATAGCTAACAAAGCCGTACAAGCCAGCGCCAATAAGTACCACCATCGCCCAAATTATAATTAATGTTTTCATTCGTTACCTCCTTGTTTAACCTTCCCACACCGCTTACATATTTTTTTACGGGGATAGGCTCGCCGTTTCCAACCTTTCAGTTCTTTAATTAGTAAGTCAATCAAAAGCTGATTAGCTTCACGGTAAGTTAGTTTTTTACCCATTATTTTTTAACCTTCTTCTCTGGTTTATTTGCCCACGAACGCAAGGCTACTAATCCATATAGAGAGCATTTTTTATTAAGACAACTAGCAAACTCCGAAGAGTCATAGCTTCTATCTGTTCGAAGTGTCATCACGTAAGGCACTAACTGTACCGCCTCGCCACATTTTATACAATATCTAGGTTTCATTATTTCCCACCTTTAGCTTTAAGGTCATGCCTGCGGGCCTTCTCGCAGGTCTTAGCCTCGTCTATACGGCCCTGTAAGTACGCCTCATCACAGCTTTGCTGGAGGAGGGTTAGGAGTTGGTCTGCTAAAGTATTAAAACCGTCCTTAGTAAGCTTAATTTCGTAGTCTACAATACCACCCTGAAGCCTGGTCTCGGTAGTTTCATGAGGCTTAAATTGGTCTAGTATCTGCTCTACAGCCTCTCGTTGTATACTATCTTTATGAGCAACGGAACTATGACTGGAGTCTGACTTATGGACACTGAGATTATCCAGTGATGTTATACTATTACTAGTTTCCGGTGCAGCGTGTTTATCCCTAAGCTCTACAGTCTTGTGTTTCATGGTTTAATTTTCCAACTATCAACTTCAGCTTTTGATTGAGGTAAGCCAACATATCCAAAATGCCTACCAGTTAAGTGCCAAAGCTCATAATCAATAGCATTTCGGTCTACTACAATAGCTCCCTCGTAAAAACCTTGGGCGTTTCGGTATCGTTCAACAGGGGTAGCTTGATAGTAAAGTCTTGCAAGTATTTTTATGGCAAGCTCTAATTCGTCATCAGTGTTTTTTAAGCTCATACTTTACTGTTCCTTTCTTTGGGGGTTAGGTTGAGCTGTTGCCAAGTCGTTTACTATCTCACAGAGCAACACTAATACATCAGTCACACCGGCTGGCTGGCCATTCAGATATAATTCGGGGAGGAGCTTAGTAGGGTCGGAGGTTCGCTTAACTACAAAATCAATTATCTTCCCCTCAGTATTGTGGTGGTCAATCATGGATAGTGTACTCATAGTTATCATTTAGCTCCCATTCGCCAATCTGTATATATAGAGGTGTATAGCTTCCCGGTTCTTGCTCTGCTGTTGGCAAAGGCTTCAGCGGATATACTTCCCCAGTCTGCCCAAGCCAGCCTACCTGAGCCATTACAGCCTTACTTTCGGGTCGCATAGGTTCTCCCTGAATTGACATGCTTAATTTACTCATCTATCTCTCCCTTCTGGCTTATTTGTCATAAATCCCCCTTATAACTAACCATTCACCATCTTGTTTAACCTGTAAATCTTTACCTTCTCGCTTAAAAAAATCAACACCACCCCATAACATACCTTCACTTATAGTTTGTCCCGGCCATAACGGAACGCCATTACAGCGTGTAGCTTTAAGAACTTCATAGGTAACGGGCGTTATTGAACCTACCTTTTTGAATATATCCCAAAAACTAACCCTAATCTTTCTTGGCTTACTATAAGTAGAGGGGTTCATGCTTCGCCTAACTTTTTTAGGATTGATAGAACTCTCTGCTTGCTAGCTACAAACTTAAATCCATTACCACAATCGGCATCATTTAATAATTTGACTAGTAGCTCTATATCTTCTTTTGTTAGCGCAACTCTCATCGCTTATTCTCCCCTTCTCGGATTGTGTTGGGTGGTCATGGCCTCGTCCAAGTTTTTATTATCTTAATCGTCCAACTAGCTTTTGAAAGTCTAAGCTTACGCAGAAGCTTGTCATACCATCGTAATCCACGAGCCAAAGTATATGCAGAATAGTCTTCTCCTCTAGCCATATCAACGCCCATAAAGTATTTACTCATTTGTCAATCTCCCTTCTGGCTTATTAGTGGTGTTCTCGGTAATTGCAATGATAGCTTCTGCAAGATGATTATTTACAACAGATTGGTAGCTTGAACGCCAATCATTAGCGTGACCATCTTCAATAAGTTTAGCTCCACAAATACACTGTAACTCAGATTTATATTGGCCGAGGTTAAGGTTAGCTTTAATCCAGTGTCTTCCCAATTCCCCACGCAGCTTATCGACTTGGTTGCCACCTACTGAGGCAGTATCACTTTGCTTGTCTAATCCGCCCTTTCTTGGCTTACTATAAGTAGAGGTCATAGCTTAAACACCTTCACCATTAAATCAGATAGGCGGTCTAGGGCTTCCGTATTCATGGCTAGAGCCTCGGTATTAGCCTGGATTGACGCCACTTCAGAGGTAATGCTTGCATGATTATCCGTGTCAGAAGATAAAGAAGAAACATCAGAAGAAGTGGAAAACTCAGAAGGTAAAGCGTCAACCACCACTGCGGGGCAGACACGGAGACCCCGGCCGCCGCCGTCAGGGTAGTCGATGTCCCGGTTCACCTGGCCCCCGCGGATGAAACGGATCTGCACGTGGCCGCCTGCCGTTAATGGTTCACCTGTTAGCATGGCCCATAGCCAATAACCATCCTCTTTGGGGTCAGGGCTGTAGGGTAGAGGGTCTATCTTCTCTTGCTGGCAATAGTCTATAAAAGCGTCGAATAAATCGCTGGTCATGGCCTTACGGGTGTCTATACGCTTATTACCTACCCTAATTTCGTAGTCTTTCCTAGGGGCATTCATCACGTCGTTATACGAACCCTTGTATAGGCCTCGGTGCATGATAGCCGTCTTATCTTTATATGGAAAAACGAATATCTCGCCGGGGAACTTCTTTTGTAGGGCTGCCTTGTAAGCCTTAATTGATGGGTTCATTCTTTACTCCCTATGTTTAAGTAGATATAGCTAACTTCCGGCTCGTTAAAAGTATCCTGGTAAGCTGGTATACCCTGGTCTAGGGTCTTAGCTAGGTTCATTAGATTACAAAAATCACACATTATTTACTTACCTCCGTTATTATTATCATGACTGTTATAGCTAACAGCACACTACACAAAGTCGCTACGAACATTATGTTTAGTATATCTTCAGTAGAGCGGTTAAGTTTCATACTCACCTCGTAAAGTTAAAGCTGCTGCCCATTGTTGAGCTATTGTTACATTACCCATTACGCCACCTTTCTAGTTGTTGTTTAATTCTTAATGCGGTACTAGGTTGATGTAAACAAATGTCGTCTACTATCTCCTCAAACCTATCGGCGTAGAGTTGGTTTAGGGCTTCCTGAGCAGCTTTAAGCTCTCGCACAAGACGCATAGTAAGGCCTTCCTCGGATAGTGCGTCTATCCTAGCTGTGTGGCTTCGTTGTTCAAATCTATACAATATCTCCCTCACTTTGTCTACATCCTGTAAGTTATCCTTACACATGGCTTCTTGTTTAGAGTCTTTGGTTAGTTTGGTGGTGGTTAGGATTTTAGGCATTGGTGGCCTTACCTAACTCAACACCATGTTGCAAGATTTTATGATCGCGAGCGACTAAGTAAATCAGCAAGTCTTCTAGTTGCTTGTCGCTGTTCATGCAGCCAGCATCTAAGGCATCATCACTAAGATTAGCGGGGTCTTCTAGTATTTCTCGTAGGTCTTTTGCTAACTCGTCTCTTGGGTGGCTTGTACCCGCTGAGTCGGAAGAAGAAGCCACGAATACGGTATGCCCACCAAAGTAATGGGTGCCTGATGGGATAATCCACGAGTCGTCGACTTTTAGATATTGTATGTGCTGGCAGTTGCCGCTGTCCCAATCTTTTTTGCAATCGATCATGCTGTCTCCTCGGCCATAGATCGTCGGCCAATATCACCACTATTAAAACCACGATTAGTATAACGAAAATCTGATCGGTTCTCATAGTAAGTTAGTATACCGCTGTAGCCACAGCGCAGCTTTAGGATAGTGGCGTAAGATTCTTTGGCTGCTCGCTCCCAGTCATCGCTCCAAGCCCTAAACGGCTCTAACGTTTTATTTAGATATGATCTTTGATCCTGGCGTCGGCAAGGTCGGCAGATGTATGTAATAATGCCACGCTGGCGCTTTTTGATAGACAGGTCTTGGTCGGTGCCACATTTGTAACAGGTCATTTATGATTCCTCCAACAACTATTACAGCTTTTACTTAGCGGGCCGTCCTTATGGCAAACGCAACTGCAGCTCATTGTTCTTGCCTCCTTTAGGCTAGGCAGTTTTACGGCTTGCCCAGGCCGATGGTTAACAAGCTACCAGTTCTCGGATGCCCGATATTTCACTTATTAAGTAAGTTACCAGACTTTCCCAATCACTGTAGTGTTTGTTGTCGACTAAGTCGCTGCCCCAATTGCAGATTACTTCTACGCTTTCACCCTTTACAAGCTTTCCGTAGCAGTCCACTCCCTTAAATGTTACTTTAGTTTGATTGCTCATAGCTTTATAGCCTTTCTATGAATTAGTTAGTACCCCTAATATAAGCTAGGTGGTACTACCATGTCAAGCTATTTATCCACAGCTATTTACAAAAGTAGTACCTATGCGGTACTATATAATACATGCCGAGTCAGAATTATACCAAGGTGAATATTAAGAAGACTACCTACGAATTATTAAAAGTTGTGGCGAAACAACGCGAGGAAAGTGCCACACAACTACTTGATTATCTTATTAAGACTGGGCTAGCTATCTTAGGGAAATGACGCGACCCAAAGACCCTGAATTAGCTGGAAAACAAGCGGCATATTATACGTGGAAAGGCGTCAAAGTAAGGTGTATTAATCCGGACCCAAAACACGTAAATTATAAATATTACGGTGCCAGAGGTATAAAGATTTGTGAACGCTGGCGTACATCGTTCGAGGCGTTCTTTGAAGATATGGGGCCGAGGCCCGCGAATACAATTTTGGCTGCATATTCCCTCGACCGCATAGACAATGATGGTAACTATAGCTGTGGCAAGTGCGAGGAGTGTATAGCTAATGGATGGCCAGCTAATTGTAGATGGGCTACGGGGTCAGAACAAAGTCTTAATAAGCGTGATAGCAAAAAATATCGTAAACCTTTTGAATGGCACGTTTATGTTGACAAGGAGGGCTTGGTGTATTTTTAGGTCTTGTCTTATCCACATGTCTACTTGCTAGCATATCTCAGTAGGTTAAAATGGTAAGTTGAGAGGTTTCGTGATTCTATTAGATGGAAGTATTAACTTACTTGCGAGAACATCTAATAGGACTACCAAAGCTCTACACGACTTTAACTTTAAGCCCGCGCTGCTTAAGTTCTTCAAACAGTTCGCTCATTTGCTGGTCGTTGTCACACTGGACTCTTATAACCATAGGCGGCTCTTTGGGTGCCTCTTCCGGCTTTTGATCGACTACGCCGGACATTTTTAGCAGATCGTTTATTTCGTCTGGGGTCTGGCCAGTAGCAGCCAGCAGATCAGTTTCACCTTGCTCTATTAGGTATTGGTTAGCTTCAGCCAGGAGGTCTAAATCATCCTGGCCTTGGATGCGGTTAGCAGCCCGGCTAGCGGCGATCTCGGTTGCCTTATCCCAGCGAACCAGTCTATAGCCAAACAGCTCGCCTTCATGCTCAAAACGGCCGATAGCTATAGTGCCGTGCTTATTAGGAGCATCAAAGCGGGTGTCAAAAATTATCTTATGTTCACCGCCAAGCTTTTCAAAAGCTTTAAGTCGCTGGTGCGCACCAACCAAGTGCCCGGTCGTTTCGTTTTCAATGACGCCACTAAGATCACCAAAGCGTCTAATACTTTCGACTAAATTATTAAAGTCAAAGTCACTAATTTTACGTGGGTTGGATGGGTTAGGTTTTATGTCTCTAAGGTTTTTAGTTTCTAATTCTGACATGTATATAAGTATAGCAACCTTATATTATTTGTATACCAACAATACTATATGTTTGACTACCCTGCTCTACTATGATGTCACTATCAAAACTCCCTAACACCTACGGCAACACATATTTGACAGCAGGGCAGGGGAGTGATTTATTATAGTTAACAGGGGTGGTAATAATTAATCTAACAGGGGTCTACCTCAATAAAAAAAGACGGCTCAGAGGCTTGCGAGAGTTCATCCGAACCGTCTGTAGGTATAGTTTTGGTGTTTGTGTTGTTTAGGTGTTTTTGTCTCTGCGACCCGTATGTGACTCCAGGTCGTTATCAGAAGCATATACCTAGCCAAATCCCAATGCAACAGTTATTTTACAGGAGTATGTGCATAACGTTTGCATACATTTTTATGACACTAAATTAGTTCATTGGGTACAAAATATCGCATAAGTTTTTAGTGCTTGGCTAATATACACGACCATGTAAATATATGTAAATTTAGCTGTATAAAAATCGTAACGTTTCGCGCTGCACCCGGCTTGGATCACGCCACAAACGAGTAGCATCTATGTGCATAATGCGCCAGCCTCGTTGGTACAAGTAGCTGTCACGATCAAACTCGGCTACTATATCCCGATGCCAATGCGCTCCGTCTATTTCAAAGCCCCAATGAATATCGTTGCCTAGGTCGATCCAGTAACGGCCAGCCCTGACCTCCCTACGGAACTTTTCCGAACGTAAGATTTTGCCATACCGCCAATAAATAGTTAGGGGGAAGCCAGTGCGCCAATGCTTGATCTTTTTAACGCCGTAAACTTTGCCGCCCATCAATTCAATAAATCTAACCTCTGCGGGCGAAGAAAATATTAGGCGTATATGTCTGCGCCATAATGCTCGCAAGTTATAGAACTTAAACCGCAGCAGCTTGTGCCTGTTTATTCCGAGCATATTTACCTACATCCCTTAAATGTTGACACATCAGACATCGCCTACTATATCCAGGCTTATTAGAATTTACCCTCATGCGCGTATTCTCAGGAGTAAACTCATGTCCATATTTGCAGTGAGTCTTATTGCGATTCATAAGTATCGCTCCTGTAATGCCACCCGTAACCTCAATTCCTCGCCTAATATTTTCTAATCTTGTGGTAGGCTCTAAATGGTTTGGATTTACACAGGCACGATTGCGACATAGGTGATCAATATCAAGTTCTGGGGGTACTTTTTCTATAAGCACTTCATATAGAACTCTGTGAGCATACAAATTATTAACTTGTCCATTTAGCTTACCTACAAAAAATATGCCATATCCACCTTGAGTTTTTGCTGCCACCCAAACTAAACACTCGTCACTAATTTCAATCTTGTCCCAAAACCGCTGCGGAAGTTCAGTGAGCGGACAAGGTTTACGGATGTCTTTAATGGTACGTTTGCCCATATATATATAGTATCCCAAAAAACCTGTTGATAACTTGCTAATTTGACACTTGACATAAAGACAGGCATGCCTGTAATATCAGGCTATACCTAGTGTGTAGGTAGCAAACAAAAAGGCTAGTTATGACAATCAAAATAAAACAAACCATCCAGAAGCCGTTTACTATTACGGTTGAAAGCCGTAAGGCGTGGTGGCAAAGTTACATAGATTATTAAGCGAGGTATTTATGGCGGACGTAGAGGAAGTAATTAAAAGAGATGCCGAGAAGGCTGTCATACTACAGAACAATCTTGTTGAAGCAACGCAGGAAATTAAGGCACTACAAGATAAAGTTGACTCAGCCTGGCGACAAGTCGAAGCGCTTATGATCGAGAAAGACATCAAGAGCATTAAGAGCGACAAATGGGGTAGCGTAACTATTGCTGAAAAGTTAGGTTGGACTACCACTGACGAGCTGCCCAGCAAGTTTTATAAGAAGGTCGTTGATCTTAAAAGATTATCTGACACGTTTAGGCTGGAGGGCAAAGCTCCCAAAGGCGCAGAACCGAAGTATACTAAATATCTAACTAAGAGGTTGAAACAATGGCCGACGCAGTAGCAACTACCAACACCCAAGCTAACCCAGTAGTTCAGTTTATCCGGGCTGACAAAATGCAAAAGATGGTACAGGAGCGCCTAGGTAAGCGGGCAGGGCAGTTCACCACCAGCTTAATTAGCCTGGTCAACACCAATGCCAATATCGCAGCCTGTACGCCTATGACGGTTATCCAGGCCGCTCTAACGGCTGCCAGCATGGACTTACCGATCAATCAGAACCTAGGCTTTGCCTACATCGTGCCTTATAAAAATCATGGTCGCATGGAGGCACAGTTCCAAATGGGCTGGCGCGGATTTGTGCAATTGGCTCAACGCTCTGGAAAGTTTAAGACCATTAACACTACTGACGTACGAGAGGGCGAGGTTAAGACCCGAGATCGTATGACTGGCGAGCTAGAGTTTGCTTGGCTGCCGGATGATAAGCGTGAAGCGGCACCTGTCGTTGGCTACCTGGCCTACTTCGAGCTGCTTAACGGATTTAAGAAGTCTCTGTATATGACCAAGGTTGAGATCGAGGCGCACGCTGGCCGCTACTCTCAAGCTTATAAAGCTCGTGGTAAGGGTGGCTTTAAGTCACCTTGGGAAACCGACTTTGGTTTAATGGCCCAGAAAACATCTCTTAAATTGTTGCTGTCAAAATTCGCACCACTTAGCACCGAAATGCAGGAAGCTATCCAAGCTGAACAGTCCGTTGATGATGGCACTGGTCGTAACTACATAGATAACGACGACCTGTCCGATGTCCACGCTGATGAGGATAAGAAAAAAGCTATTGTGGCTGCTAACAAGCCAGCTGCTCCGGAAGCTGAAACTGCCATTGAGTCCGGTAGTGATGAGGCTTCTGAACCACCGGCAGCACCAAAGCCTAAAAAGTCCGTCAAGGATATGGTAGCCGAGCGTGGGTGGGATGGTAAAGGGAAGCAAGCGAGTTTGGTAGATGATAAAGATTCATGAATGCGAGCAGGGTTCGGAGCAGTGGCATGAACTACGAACCGGCAAGTTTACTGGTACAGCCGCAGCCAAATTACTTAAACATGGAGCTATCGATTACAGCCTTACCGAGCGTAGTAACTTCAGAGGTAATTGGTACACTAAACGCGGGCATGAGCTTGAGCCGGAGGCTTTAGAGCTGTATGAGCTTATTACAAAGACTATGGTGGGTCGTCCTGGTTTCGTTACTAATAATCTATACCCTGATTGCGGTTATAGTCCTGATGGCTTGGTTGAGGGAAAAGTTATCGAGGTAAAATGTTTTATGGAAGATAAGCACAAGCAGCTTTATAATGGCGATATACCGTTCGAGGTGCTAGCCCAAATACACTTTGGCATGATGATCTGTGAGCGTAAAGCTGCCGATCTGATTATCTATAACCCCGAACTGGAGCCTAAGCTAGCCTTTAAGATCATACCCATCAAAGCTAGTCGAGGCATAGTTAGTAACTTTAAGAGGATATTAAAGCCGCAGGGAGTAGCAGCATGATTAAAAGTTTAAGGTGGGCTTATAACAGAGGCGTAAAGCAAGAGCGCTTACGCATTAAACGATTGGTTGCAGAGTTCGAGCGTGAAGCTAGCCAACGATTTAGAGAATATCAAATACCTAATGCTTCTGGCCAAAAGTCATCACCTAATAAGTTTGAAATGGAGGTCGATAAACAGGTACATAATATTCTCCAAAATTTAGTCAGTCCACCAGAGTATGGACGAGTAATTGAAAAGTTAGAGCCTGCGCCGATTGATGAGGAACCCATAGAATGAAAAGCGAACTTATACTACGCAAATACAAAATGAATACCAACACCAATGTGATTATTAAATCCAAGAAAATGAAGGACGCTAATGTGTACATTAACACCTTGACGCTCGAGTTTACTACCAGTGATATTAACCCATTAAAACTAGATACTCGGTCAGCCATTCAAAACTACATTGATAATATTGAAATGGAAGACGAGCAGCAAGACTTATTTGAAGGTGCAGAGGAGGCACAAGTAGTATGACCCCTCGAGTATTACCCCGGCAAATGACGATCGCTCAAGAAGGTTTACGTCATTACCTTGATCGAACTAAGGACAAGCATAACGGGTTAGGTTATAGTAACTTTATAGGGCTGCTGCAAAGCGGCGTTAACAAAGCCAATCTGGCTAGAGCTTTTACTGTTAACCCTAGAACGTTGCAAAAATGGTTAGAGATTTATAGTCAGGAGGACGGTAAAGTATGAGTGACAAACTAATAATAGGCAAGGACAAGCCAGGCCCTCAAATATCTAAAGGCAACCCTAAACCCAAGGACGTAAAAATACTGCCACCGGTTAATGTTATCCCTGGCGGTGGAACAATGGGCCAAGGCATACAGCTAATGATTTTTGGCCTTGGCGATGACAATATAATCTATACCTATCACATGCGGGAAAAGGTTTGGTACGACAAACTATGATCTCGCTTAAAAGAATCGTTTGCTGGTTTAACGATCACGACTGGCGAAACGATAACAGCTACCCGGTACATGGTTATAAGGATTTGCCCTATGAGGATAGCTACTGTGACAGGTGCGGTATTACAGGTAAAGAATATCTGAAATGATCAGCAAGGAGCAGGCACCACAGCTTAATCGTGCGGCTCGGCGACGCAAGAAGAAGAACCGGCAAGCTACCAAGAAGGGCTACACCAAAGTTATTTATATGGACGAAGACAAATTACCAAAAGCTAGTTACGTTCCGGCTGGTGGCAAGATACATCAGGAGGCTATGAAAAATAGTAAAGCTTTTAGAAAAGGAGCTAGGGGACAGTAATGAGCGCGAACCGTCAAGGTGGCCTTAAGATCGCCAAGAAACTGAAAGCGCGAAACCCTGATCATTATAGAATTATTGGTGCTTTGGGTGGTAAGGCTAGCCGAAAATGCGGATTTTATGTTAACAGAGAACTCGCTAGCCGCATGGGTAGAATCGGTGGTCAGATAAGCCGAAGAGGCCCCGCTAAAAGCAGTGTGCTAAAATAATTGTGTAAGCCTATGAAACATAAAATAGCTCTAGTAATCTGCCTAGCCCTCATTGCCGGCACTGGCCTCTATGCCAAACAAATACATGATCAGTATCAAGCTACACAAGCTCGCGCAGCAGCTATTGCTCAGTCTGTTAAGTTAAAAGCCGAGGCGGTCGCTAACCAGCGTGAGGCTCAGTTTTTGGCAAACGTGGCTCAGAACGAAACATGGTGCGCCCATGATAAGATTGGGTATAACGTTCTAACTCCGGCGCAGAAGCTGCACGCTATAGAGCCGATCTGCTATACAAATCTGGTCAACTAGGAGTTTGATATAATGACTGAGTTATGCCAACACAAACAATCAAAAATAGTTTGTTTGATGAGTCTTTGGCAGATAAGCAGGTTATAATAAACTTAACTAAGGAACTATATAGGAGAAAACTAATGCCAATCGTAAAAACAGTAGACGGAAAATACTACAGAGTAGAAGAAGGCCAAGAGGTTACGGCCGAGGACGCGCAAGCGGAACTTACCTTGCTTCAGAGTAAGGTTAGCGAGCTAGAGGCAGTGCTAGCCCCAGCCGACCCAGCGGCCAGTCAGGATAATACAAATAATGGACAAGCTAATCCAACCGATACGCAGACTCCCCCCGAGGGGCAACCCGGCCAGCCGGCAGCGAATGCGGCCGCTGACCCGGGCGCAGTTGGAGGCTCAGATGCAGCGACACCGCCCGCACCAGACCCCAACAACCTGACACCTCCGGCCGATCCGAACGCTAGTGACATAACTTTACAGTAGTTAAAATAGAGAGGCGTTATCGGGCCGACCCATATACCAGTCAATAATTTTTTGTGCTTCGTCGAAACCGACGGCGAAGTTTGTATAATAGCCTTTCCCAGATAGAGCTTTAAGCATCATAAATTGTTCTTGGATATGCGGATCACTGGTAATACGACCCTTGCGTTCGCCTTGGGTAACTATAATGACCGTCCCCTCTTTTTTTATCTCTAGTGCCATTCCGCAATAAAAGCGCTCGCCGTCTTTTGTCTTTACGGTACGCGGCTCGTATATAAAGAGATCGGGCCACGCCCGTCCGCTCTGAAGAGCTTTATGAGTACGTGCTTGGTTAGGTGTCAGGTGTAAGCCACTGGCGTAGTCGCTGCGGAAGATAACTCGTGGGTACTGTAGACGTAAATAACTGCACACCATACGCTGTAGCGTCTCTTCCGGTTTAGCGTGTTTTGGTATGTATCGTTGTTTGCGCTGTGGGTTTTGTAGCAATGTTTCCACAAAACCAGTTTATCAGAACTGGGCTTGAGCCGGAGGTGTCGGGTCTGCCGCGCTTGTCGTAGACGTTGCCGTAGGCGCAGCAGGCGGATTGTTCAAAGCGGTCTTAACTTTGCCTACAAAGGCATCGGCGTCACTGACAATGAAAGTATGGGCAGCCGTGGCAATACCTAGTATCTCAGCCGTATGGCTAGCTAGGATGGCTGGATTAGCGTGAGCGGCCGATATAACGTACTGGAGAGCGTTCGCAGCGAAAGCTAGAGCGATAACCACAAAATGAATTACCTTGCTGCTAGACAGGCCGAAAATACGTTTAACGACTTGAGCAATGATCGATACGCCGATCCCACCTCCCAGGAAGGCTAGCACCGTACCTATAGTTAGGGTGCCGAATATTACAGTGTGCATTTTTTATACTCCTTTATTTTTTAACAAGCGACTAATTAATCCACCCCTGGTGGCTTGTTTAACAATCTTTTTCTCTTCTTTAGCAGCATTGTCGCCTAGGCTGCGAATGTCATCTAACAGCTGTTTAAGCTCTTCGTCTGTACCAGCCTTAATAACGGCTGTGACAGGTACGCCGTACCAGCTATTGTTATTCACGCCAGCGGCCGTACGGTAGTATGGTATGCCATCACGTATAAACTTACCGGCTAACATAATGGTTTGGCCCTTCAATAGGTCTTGGCTAGGCATGGGCTTTTCATCGTCATCAATATCTTGAACGGTAACTGTTTTGTTAGCGACATAACGCTGGGGTGCCATGAAGCCCTGGAAAGAAGCTTGCCAACTACCAACTTTAACGTCGACTTTTTCGGCTCCGTCTTCGCCAGTAGATGACGGATTAACGGTTTCCGTATTGGACTGGGTGTCGTGGGCTGGGCTTAGGTCAATTGTTTTAATACCGAATGTGCCGCCAGCAATAGCCGAATCTATGAAGTATACATTGTCACCATTAACTGCTTTGTGATCGGCGTGGAATGGTCTGCCTGATAACAGCATAGATGTCGTTTCGCCAGTCTCATAGTTATATATGGCAGCATCTTTATTGGTCACTAAGTCCATAGCTGGCTCAAGAGCAGTAACTACAGCCTGGCTCTCCCCTTCGCCATGACCGCCAGCTGGGAATTGAGCTATAGTATCTGGCCCAGCGTAGATAGCCACTTGGCCATAATCCGAGGTCTGAATTTTGAATACATGTGGCGCTAAGGTGTCTAACACCTGGTAAGTTAAGCCGGGAGGGAATGCTCCGGGTATAAGCTTATGAATTGAGTGGTCAACTGGTGCCGAGCTATAAGGGCCACCAATCTTATAAACACGCCAGGTACCAGCGGCGCTAGGTAAAAACAACTCTTTAGGGCCACCAGCAGGCGGAGTCGTCGGGTGTTGTGGCGCTGGAGCGACAGGCGGATTAGAAGCGGTAACAACTGGCTGCACACGAGCATTACCATAGCTAGCCCAACCAATAGGCGTGCCATACTCGCCAGGAGCCTTAACTTTGCCATCCCAGCTATCAAGGATGGTATGAGCGTTATGATCGGCGACTTTACAAAAGTGAGTTTCCCATACGCCCGTGCGAGCCGATTTGTAATAAAACTTAACGATAGCGTTGTTGGTGTTTGGCCAGCCGGTGCCTTGACCATTGACGACGATGCCCGAATTATAAGCGGTGATACTATTCCAACTGAGATTATCCTTAACGCCTGGGCCGTCGCCAGGGTCGCTAAGGTAGTCGCCGTGTGATTCAAAGAAGTTATTAAGGGTAGGTGGGTCAACATTAACACCAAAGTTTTCTAATAAGTTACAAAAAGCTGTTAAAAAACAGCCGATTGCTGAGATCGGATAAGGGCCGTTACCTACTTTTTCTTGATACGATGTTTGTGCGTAATTTGCCATAAGATTTATACCCTTTCAGTTTAGCATAGTTGTCTAGGCCGCTTCGTAAGTGCCGGTTATAGTTGTTACATTACCAGTTCTGACTGAATACACACCATCTGAGGCACCCCCAATAGCTTGTAAAAGCAGCCCTGCGTTGTTATCAATCCACCACAACAACATAAGCGCCGTGGTAGAAGTAGTTAACTGAGCACTCCCGAGGTAAGTAACTCCACTTGATTGCTCGTAGGCTGCTATTTGGCCTATCAATTTCGCGGCATTACCAGTATCAAAAGTTGTGTTAGCAGCAACTGGCAACGACACACTATACAAGCCACTACCAGTAGTAATACCAGTACCGCTAACGGTGATTTGACATTCGTAAAATACGGTCTTACCAATCTGAGTGTAACGACCAGTAATAGTACCGGTAGAACCGATGTTAGGATTAGTAACAGCGCCAGTTAAAACAGGCGTATAGGCTTGCCAAGCACCGCCTCCTATAGCATTAAGAAAATCAGATTGTTTAACTAATACATCACCAGCACCGGCAGTCTTAACCTTAACCAGATAATCGTTTGCTCCAAAGGTTGTCTCTACTGGCAGGTTTGATAACTTTGTCATATTTGCTCTTTCCTACATTATACCTTAGCTAGGACTCGATGGATTACTTGTCGCTTGACTAACAGTATTAAGCGCCACCAAAGCCTTAACGTTTTGCTCTACCGTCGTCGCTATACGTTTAGGTAATACGCCTAGTGTTAATGTCGCCTGTTCGGCCTGCCAGTCTATGCGTACGATTTGAGCTAGCAAACTATCGGCGAAGTTGCCAAAGCCATTAAAGCCAACTATCTGACCAACGTGCAGGCTGTAAATGTCAATCACCTTATCCAGCACCGTAACGACTGACTGATTAATTGGTTTTTTATGAGCGGCGATCTCCTCTTGGCTGATCGTATGAGCGGTGGCGTTATCAACGACGTTACTATTGGTTGGCCGGTCTAGGCGTGGTCGGTACTTGGCAATGCTAGCTACATCACTATCGGTCGTGTAAACATTGTATGGCGTATTACCGGGGTTAGGGCCACCGGTGAAGTAGATCAGGTTGACCATATACTCGATAGACTCGGCGATTTTTATGCTGTTGGTGCCTAGACCTTTAGTGATAGTTATATCGGCGGTCGTGCTAGCTTGTTTGAAATACAGTAAATCGGTGCCTTGATCGATATACCAATAGAAGCCATTGGGTGACAATGTCAGCACTTCGGCTAGACCTTCGGCGATAGTGTTAGTCGTAAACTGAGCTGTTAAACTCAGGCCGGTAGCTTGCACGGTTGAGGAGTTATAGCTTATGACGCCGCCGCGGGCAATATAGTCGTTCATAAAATCTTCAAGCATAGTAGTTGGATCGGTATTAGATAACGTGGCAGTCGTGCTGCCGGTACCGCTAAAGGTTTCAAAATAGAGATCACCAGTAATGGCGGTAAAGGCACCTCCGCCAGAACCGCCGGTATAGCTCGCTTGAAAGGCCGTACCACTGGCATAACTACTAGTATTGTTATAGTAAAGCGTAACGCTTTGGCCGGAGCCGACACTTACACTAAAGAAATAAGTGCGTCCTGGGACAGTCACTATTTCATTGCTAAAGCTAAACTGAACCGCTGCGGGCGCTCCAAGTGATACGTTTTGGGTGCTTGAGCCAAGCAGGGTTGACAGTGACGGGTCTGTATAGACGTTAACGGTTACATCCGCAAAGCCACTTAAATAAATATCTATCGCTCCAAGATTAGTAACGCCAGCGCCAACTATCCAGGTTTGACCGTACTCGTTATAACTGAAAGGATTGTTGGTTAATACATCTGCTGCATTCTGGCTGGTAACAACGACATCAGATGTATAAGTATAAGGACTGGCCCTCAGTATGTAATTGTCTAAGTCCTGGCCATCGCCGTAAGCGACTATGGTAATAGACTCATCTTGAGCGTCACCACCAAACGTGGCCGCACAGTTTTCCATAATGCCTAAGAATATGCATTTGCCATTGGGGTGCCAATAATTAACTACCCATATCTGCAAGAGGTTACCATTTTTAATCAGGGCGTCTTCGGTAAAACTACTAGGTAGATAGATCGGCAGCTGTCCCTCGTCGGTCAGTTGATTAGAGTTTTCGTCGGTCAATAGATTACCGGACTCGTCCGTCAAATTGTCTACGGCCTCCCAAGCGACGTCGGCTGACTTAGGTACGGTAATAGTTGTTTGAGAACCAGCGTTGTTAATGTCTTGGCTGAAGGTCGGGTCGCTGCTGGGTATTGGTATATTGCCTAAGAACTGCCCGGCAGGATTAAACGACTTATAGTAATATTCTTTGAATACGGTAGTCGGCGCAGTGTGCCAATAGACGGCTATATGCACCTGATTAACATTGGCTTGCGACGTGGAGTGACTTGGTGCGGCCGCTAAGGATACGCCGAAATTAGAACTATTGATTAAGGCTGGCGTCCAACCGGAGTAACCCCAAAGAGATGTGCTTCTGCCATAAGTTAAGGTAGTTAACCCTGATGTTGGCCAGTTCTGTCCAGCGTTAGGCGTATTGCCAGCGCCTTGGGTGCTGCCACCGGTATAAAGTAAGAATACGCCACTGACTGTGCCACCACCATACGCATTAAGGTCATTGCAAACCGGGCTGCTACTAGATACTTTAGCCGTTACGACTATGCCATCAATGATCGCGGTTGAGGGGATGTTAAAACCGAAGTTCGTGGCGTCTAGTTGATCAGGTTGACCGCCTCCCCCACCTGGGCCAATACCGCTGCAAGTCGTACTTATGCCGGATACGCCAGTAATAAAACTTGGATTTACCCAAGCGACCGTACCGCCATAAGTGGCGTCGTTACCTGTCGCCGTACCTGGTTTGTATGGCCCTGATGGTGACATCTATAACCTCCTTACAGATACGCTGCGGTATATGTAACCGTTATATTAAATGTTCTGGTGCTGAAATTGTCGGAATAGCCTATCGTCTGGCTGCCAGGCGGGAAGGTCGGAAATGCGCCACTAAAGGCCACTGGCAAACCATTAACCGTCACGGTCTTTTGAGTACAATCAATCACCAGCACGTCGCCGTTAGTCCAAGTTCTATTAACGTAAATCTGCTGGCCAGTCCCAGCGTTGCCCCAAAGTATATAGCTTCCTGTAACGCCCGCTAGGCCAGTTTGAGCCGTCACTGTAATGGTCGCTATCGGTAGCTGCCAAGGCGCAGTGCCATTAAACGTTACGCTGTCGCTATAGTTGGCGCTAGTGCGTCCGGTAGCCGTTAGCGCCGTGGTGCTGGTAGTATCTCTACCAAAGGCGCTCTGCGTGGTAAACGTTACCGTAAAGTTAGCCCAAGCTAAGTTACCTGGTCGATCTACTAGCATATTGGTAGCTGTCGCTATGTAGCGCCTAGTGCTGCCGTTCCAATCAATATCTAGGTTGGCGTCTTGGGCAATGAAGTAGCTATCGAAAGTATCTAGTAAAGCGTCCATGTCAGCAATCGTATCGCTAACTAACGTGCCAGTAATAGTTATAGGTTTTGTTGGATATTCGACGAATGGTAAGAAGCTGGCATTGGCGTGGGATAGGGCGTAGTATTGCGCTCGCTTGGTTGGCAGGCCGGCATGGGTTATGGTGTTGGTAATTATTGAGCTTGTTCCCGTAGTTTGAAGACTGTGACCGTCAAAGCTGATATTTACACTCATATCGCTCCCCCGACCGGTGTTAGACCTTTAGAAACATTAAGGCTGTCCTGGTTAAGACTTTTCATAATGGACTGGAAAGTAGAGTTGTTTGGCGCTTGGATGGTTACGCCACCGTTAATAGTGATGGATTGAGAATTAGAAGATGTGCCTTGAGGAGTATTGCTAGCAGCGGTTGTGTTGTTTAGTATTTGCTGAGTGCGGCCATTAGGTATTACGTCGCTACCTGGAGGCAAGTTAACGAGTTCCGGGCCTTGCTCGCCAACTATAGCCAGGCCGCCGCCGAAGTTAGTAACGCCGCCGGCAAAGTGCGAGAATAGTTTGCTCCAAAATCCACCGCTTGAGGCTTTAGCGTTAGTATTGTTTAAGGAGTTATTAAGATCATCGATATAGCCCTTGGTTGTTTTAGAATCTAAGCCTAAAGCTTTAATTTTTTGGTCGTGTTGATCAGCCCAATATCTTGCCGTCTGCATTGCTTGCGCCTGATCTTGGTGGGCTTTACTAACATCCTTTGTCTTATTATTTAAGTCGATATTAGCACCACTAAGATTTTTTGCGGCTCCTTGTATTCTGTTGTGTGCATCGACTGCGCCAGGCCCGACGGTACCGTGGAATAAGATAAAGGACGTGCTTAAATCTTTTTGTTTATTGTTGACGTTGATGGTCGCGTCGGATTGAGCACCTTGAGCTTTCCCGACCGCCTTGTGAACAGCTGGTAATTGGTTAATCAGTTCCAGTAATCCACCCTGGGACTTAGAAAGGGAAGCGGTGTTGCTATCAAGCAATTTAGTTGTGGCGGCAACTTTACTCTGCGCGTCGTTAACTTTGTTCTGCGCGTCCGCTTGCTGACCGGATAATTTCGCCATTGCTGCTAGGTCGTTATTAACCTGCTTGCTGTTCGGCCCATACTTGGCATAATCGGCCATCTCTTTTTCGGCTGCCCTATTATAGGCGTCCGTGGAATTAGCTAGAGTTTGCTTGGCTTTGGCTAATGCGTCTGTTTGAGTAGCTAGGGTTTTTAGTAGCCCAGTCTGATCTTTTTGTTCCGCTTTTACGCCAGGCGCGGCGGCACTAGCTTGTGCCTGAGACTGCTTTGGCGTAAGGTTGGTCGGGCCAGTTGGCCCACTGCTACCACCGAGTATATTGGTAATACTACCACCAATACCGTCAATTACGTTTTTAATACCTTGCCAGTGAGTAGCGGTGAACCAAGTTACGCCACCTAATGCCAGTCCGGCCGCAATACCGGCTGGCCCCAGCGCACCAAGAGCACCCACTAGGCCGGTAGCTCCTCCGCCTACTCCAACCTCCGTAGCAGCCGTGGCAGCTTCGGTACCGACACCTAATAAGCTTTTACCTACGCCAGCGATACTGCCGATCATTGAGGAAGTAAAGTATTTAACTAGGGCCAGTCCTATAAAGGTTATGGCAGTTCCTACGGCCACCAAGCCAAGCTTGTTACTCATAAGGGCCGTAAATATCTTAACCATAGTAGTTAGGGCCGGTATCAAAACCGCGCCGATACGTTCCGCGGCTACCTGCAATACTTCTTTGAACTGTGACAGTTGCTGGTTAAAATCTTTTTGTACGTTGTTCCAGCCTATAACTTTATTGCCAGCGCCTTGAGTGGTATCGCCAATGTTTTTCATATTACCCAAGAAGGTCTGCATGTTCGTACCGGTCGTGCCGAGTATGCCGCCCAAACTCTTAGTACCGCCGCCGATCGTAGCTAAGGCTTGCATATACTGAGCGCTGCCTTGAGGGAACTTCTTGCCTATAGAGTCGGTTATAAGCTGCAAAGCCTGCTGTAAGCCTTGGTGGGTTAGCACGTCGCCAACCTGGGTGCTGGTCAGTCCAACCTCCTGCATAGCCGTTTGAGCGGCTTTACTGGGGTGTACTAGCTGTAGCATAGTCTGATTTAAGGCCGTGGTGGCTCTAGCGGCCGGCACGCCAGCTGAAGTTAAGGCTGCGACAGCCGCCCCTACTTGGTCTAGTGGTATATGTAGGTCTGCGGCTGTTGGCAATACCTTACCCATGGAACTAGCTAGGTCTTCCATGTGCATCTTACCGTTGGCCACCGTCGATACTAAGAAGTTCATGGCTTGACCGGCATTATTTGAGCTGATGCCATAATCGTGCATAACAGTAGTCAAGGCATCCGAAGTAGTACCTAAATCAGCATTACCGACTTTAGCCCCCTCGGCCGCTACCTTTAATACGTTAAGCCCATTAGCGCCGTGATACCCAGCCGACTCGATTAAGAACATACCGCTAGTTAATTGCTGGGTAGTCGTGCCTGTAGACACAGCGATACTCTGCATTCCACTGCCAACCATTTTAAGGTTCTTCTCAGACTCGCCAGCGCCAGTTACTAAAGTCGTTAGCCCAGCTTGAAAATTAGCAGCTTGTTTGACGGCTACAGCTAGACCAGTAGCCACTGCTACACCTGCGCCAGCTACAGCTAAACCGGCACCTTCGCTGAGGCCCATTGTTTTCCATAGACCGCCGAAGTCCTTTATAGCGCCTTGAACTACACTCTGATAGCCGGATGTCGCGCCTATGTGTACATTTACGTCGGTGTCATTAGCCATCGTTTTTTGGTGCTTTCACTTCTTGGTATTTAGCTTCTGCTCTACATTTTATCTCATAGAGCACATCAAACCATAATGGACGGTTAAGATACTGCTCGAGCGTCCAATGGTATTTTTCCATAACCGTTAAAGCGACTAGTCGTGGATCAACCTTGCCGCCATGTTCAATCGATAAGAAGTAGTCTTTTTGGATTCTCTCTCTTAGTTGCTCGGTGGTGCTTTTGGGTCGCTGCTTACCACCTTGCTATCAGACTCAATACTATTAAGCTGTTCAAAGATAAAGGCAACGTCATCTTTAGGTAGAGCCATGACACGCTCGAGGATATTCGTAGCATCGCCAGCTAGAGAAATTACCATCAGCTCAATCATCTTGTCGTTAGCCTTAAATTGGGCTAGCGGATCAGAGTCCATAACGACTTTAGTTTGGCCAGCTAGAGCCTCGGCTGTACCGATCTTGTCGCTATCAACCATGCTTTCATAATGGGTTTGTTGAGCGGCTGCGAAAATTGACTGGATTTCCCGATCAATCTGCGCCGTCATATATCCCTTAACTACAACCTGTTTTTTGCTTACTGGTAATGTAATAGTTTTAGTCTCTTGCATATTACTCCTATGTTAATGTCGCATTGCTATTTAAGATTGTAATACCGACTGCGGCCGCGTCGCTAGTATCATATTTAGCGATGTACTTGATCTCGGAATAGTTAATCTCGCCAGCCTTCCATTTCGGTGTCGGGTCGTTAGTCGTTAGGTTGTTAAATGTTACGCGTACCTCGTAAGTCGTACCACCGCTATAGACATAGTGTCTAATCACGCAGGCACTCTTGCTGAGGTTGTTGTAAGCCTGTAGGTCGGCTTGGGTGTCAAAATACTTCTTGATGGTTAACGTCGCAGTAGCGGGCTTCCTGAGCAGCGTAGCTGGGTCTTGGCCACCCGATCGGTGCTCGCCCTTATTGTCTTTGAATGGATAGTTAATTTCCCAAGTAGAACCTTGATCAACCCTTGTCTGCGCAGCGGATAGAGCAGCGCTAGCAGTAGCGCCAAAGCAGACCTGCATATTTGACCACAGTACAGGTGGCAACATAGTAAAGCTTGGCGTTAAGGCTTTAAGTCTAATAAAGTCGCCAGCCGCAGCACCAGTGATAGTAGTCGTGTTAGGTGTACATGAAACGGTAGTACCGGTTAAGACGCTAACCACTAAGTTAGTAATAGTGCCGTTAGCTTGGACGTACTGTATATTGTCGCCCACTACTAAACCGGTAGTAGGAGCAGGATCGTAATCAGTTTTTAGGGTAATTACGTTTGGCGTGCCAGAGGCATAGCTGGCTACTTCCCGACCATTGAATGTGCCGAGAGCGCTAATAGTCGGTTTGATTTGAACTTCGTTATTAGAGAATGCCGGGGCTAGTTTCTCTACCTGGCAACCGTAGTAGCGAATAGCTTGGTTGCCATCGGATACTTCCAGAGTATAAGTTTTGCCGACAGGGTTATTAGAGGTTAAGGCGTAAACGCCGGTGTATGGGCCACCACCTGATCGACTGGACTGAGTTAGCATCATAGCAGCTAATTTTTCAAAAGTATTCGGCTCAAAGATAGCTGTCATTTCGCCCATATGGTCACGCAGTCCCGCTACTACGTTTTGGGTGCTAAAGACATTCCCGGCAGCCGGGGCTAGTTGTTCTAGGTTACGGTTAGTCGTTACGCCGAAGTCATAGACTTGAAAAAAGTCGGTAGGTGTTAGAGGTGTACCAGGGGTAACTTCTTGAACCGCACCAACGTAACCAACGTTAAATAATTTCTCAGCCATAGCTATTTAGCCTCCTCTTTCAGGGGTGGGGTTATATTTTGCGACACAGGGTTTTGAGGTGCGGGAGGTGTATTTACAGGCATACCTGTCTTTGGTACAGTATCAGGGGCATTATCAGCTGGCGCTTTTTCTTCAACAGGGGTCAGATAAATACTGTTCAAGGGTTGATCACTCTCGACTAAGCCATTACCAAGGTTACGAGCGTTAGCGAATATCCGGCCTTCCTCACCTTTTTTTATTTGGTATTTGTATGGCATGTTGTTCTCATATTAAACGGCTTGGTCAGCGGTGTCAATTCCTGTTAGGTACCATCTGACGCTCGCTGATGGTTATATCGATAACAGCCTCGCGGGTTTCTGGCAGGTTTGGACGTTCGATAGCGTCGTAACTTATGTTGATCTCGTTGTTTATAGTGACAAGCCCGGGTACGCTAGCGCTAGACAGAGTCAGGTGGGTTCTAAGAGCGTACATTAGGCTGTTCGGCAGCAGATAACCTGTCACCGGATCACGGCCCTCAACCAGAGTTTGCAGCTGCCTCTTAACCACGTTATCGGTATCCGGCGCACCAAAGCCGGTTTTAACGTCAACCATGATGTGAACGTAGACGTGCTCCGTAATATCGTCGGCTGTGGTTGGGCCAACTTTGTAAGTGCCGGCAGCCTTGTCTACGATGATCAGAGGAAAGGCATCATTGGGCGGTGCGAAGTTATCGGGCAAGCCTAAGAAGTAAGTAAACAAATCGCCAAAGGTATTTTTTACCAGCATCATTATGCGCTGGGCCGCATCGGGATAAAGGTTTTGATCGTTAGGGTTCACATTGATCCAATCTTAGCTTCCAGGTCAGCTAGAATTACGGTTTTAATTATAGTCTTAATCGGCGTATTAATTCCGAGCATCTGACGACGTGGTAGTTTACTGCGCGGAGCCGAGCTTTGATGGTAGACGAAATAAGGGGCGCTGTTGCTAATAACTAATTGTCGTGGGCCGGCTTTAGAGGTAAAGCTATCTTTCATTGCCCCGGTCGCCATTAGGGGAACGGCCGCGTATTGAGTATAGTGCAGGATTTTATAAGCTTGGGTGCTGTCCGCTAAATGCTCCCACGGCGTACCAAGCACCCCACCTTGGCTAGCAAAGACTTCATTACTGTAATAGCTGGTCATGCCTTTACCGACCTTTTCTAAAGCTTGGTGAAAATCAAGCCTATCTAAATTACCAAGCCCTTTCAACTTGCTCATAAACTTAGCGTCACCACTAAGTTTAGCCTCGATGGATAAACTCATTTTCGGTGTCCTGGGTCTAGCGTTCTATAAGCGTGAGCTAATGTTCGCTGTTTCTTCTTCTCCGCCATGACTGTCTTGTGGCTCTGCTTCTTGGCGGCGCTAGTAGCTAATCTAGCTTGTCGCCTGGCTGCTCTCAGTTGCGCTCTAGCTATAGCCGCGGCGTGTCTGGCGGCCGTCCTAGCTGTCTTTTTCTTAGCGGCCGTGCCTTTCGCCGAGTGGCTAGCATGAGCGTGCCTAGACGCTCGAGCCTTAGCCCTAGCGGCTGCACTCCAAGCCATTTACCACTTCCTTCCGTAATATGGATTGCCAACGGGATTACCCGACGAATCATAAGTTATTGGCTGTCCCTGAATATCGCTCATCCTGAAGTTGCGTGGTGCGCCGCCTTGGCTGGACGGAGCCGTATCGGTGGATTCGTTAGGCCAACCGTCAACACCTCCGGTCGCGCCAGGTTCATCAAGTGCTTTACCGTCCTTAGTCATAATCTCGCGCTCTTTCAAGATCAGTTTTTCAAGCTGTTCCTGGGCCTCGTCAACCATGTCCTGACCATTTATAGCCGGATTGCTGACTTGGGAGTATTGATCGAGTCGTAAGTAGCCAGCGGCCAAGCGGGTAGTCATTCGCCTTATGTAGTCGCTGATCGGTGGCTGCAGCGGTATTTCGTAAAAGGCATTTAGAGCGCCGTTAATCTCGTCCTGCGCAGCTTGCCGGGCATCTTCGATTTTACTGTCATCAATGTAGGTAGCGTGCTTAAAGCCGGCTGCGCCTCGAATGTCGTCCAAGCTAGCGTAATTAACCGTGAAGTTGCCACGTACTGCCGTACTGCTACCGATGTCAGTTTCGTTCGTCGAGGTCGAATTGTAGTAAGTGAACTTGTACCAGTAGCCGCCACCGCCAGTGGCGTCAGTATAGGTAGTTTGTGGCTCGCTGTAGTCGATAGCGACCGTCGCATAGGGTGTACCATAATTAAAGGCGCTGTCGGCCGGTTGCGTACCATCTACGTTAGCTGCTCGGTATATGCGTATTTGATTGCCAAACAACGGATAAACAGGATCGTATTGATTATGACCTTGGGCAGTGTTAGTCGTTAGCGGTATGGCTGTAGCCGTGGTAATACTGCCTATCTGTAGCAGTTCGCTTGTATCACCACCTTTTTGACCGATTAGGACGTAACCGCTATTACTAAAATCGTCTACGTCTTGAACCGGCAAGCTGTTAACGCCAGCGTTTATGGTGCTAGTTAGCTGCGTATTGCTGTCGTTGATGATGTTATTGGAATTGTAGTTGGGGATCGCGATCGTCTGCGGCATTATTTTTGTATCCTTATCATTGGTTTTATTCTATCACTTTAGGTGAATCTCATTGTCGTCTTGATCAAGGCTAACCTTGTCGGGATTTTGTTTAAGATTAATGTTATCGGGATTTTGGCGAAGAAATAGCGGGTTGGTGATTATTTTCTTAGCGACTGTATGGATTGTGCTCAGTAATCCGCTTAAGCCTAGCTGGCCGGTAAACGTTCTAGCTATCTGTTTGCTTAAGTTACCTGTTAAGTTAAGGCTGGCGGTTACAGTTCTATAGATTGCACGGCTGATGGAGCCAGTCAGGTTAATAGAGCCGCCGAACACCTTACTCACCTGCTTAGTTAAGTTACCCGACAAATTGAGCGTGCCACCGGCTAACGTTCGTATCGTGGTTTTAATTAGACTGCCAGCTATATTTAGGCTACCCGCTAAACTTCTATTAATCTGCCTGCTGAGATTTCCCGCTAGGTTCAAATTACCAGATAAGGTGCGCTGCGATTGTTTAGCCAGATTACCACTTAAGCTTAGACTAGCTGTAAATGACCTAACGTGTTGGCGTAGCGTGCTAAGAGCGCCCGATAAGTTAAAGGTGCCACTAAGTGACCTATTAACTTGCTTAACAAGTGACCCAGCAAGCATTAACGAACCGGTGATTTTTCGATATATAGTCTTACTGAGTGACCCAGTTAGATTTATAGTACCGCTCAGAGCTTTTTGTGGCTGCTTGGTTAGTGCGCCACTAAGGTTCAATGTACCGCCGAGCGACACTAAAAATATGACGGTCGAGCTAAGAGAGCCAGCAAGGTTTAATGTGCCTGACAACGTACGCTTTAATAGCTTGGTAAGGTTACCTGTTAGATTCAGGCTGCCACTCAGAGTGCGGTAAATTGTTTTAGATAGTGAGCCTGCTAGTTCTATGCTGCCAGATAGACTCCTCTGTATCTGTTTTACTAAACTCCCGGCTAAATTGATGGTTCCGTTTAAGTTACGCTGAGTGGTTTTTGTCAGGCTGCCCGCTAGGTTCAAAGAGGCTGCAGGTAATGTCCGTGTTATCAGCCTATTAAGATTGCCGGCTAGATTTAGCGAACCGGTCAAGGTTCTGGATATTAAGCGACTAAGCGAGCCTGCTAAGTTCAATGTACCGGTTAAAATACGTTGTATTTGACGTGATAGAGAGCCAGCCAAATTAAGAGTGCCGGACAATGCCCTGCTAGTTACTTTACTAAGATTACCGCTTAGATTTATAGTGCCGGCGAAGTTGCTGTCTTTTAATAGAGAGGTTTTGTTAATCGAGCCAGCTAGCTCAAGCGAACCCGCTAGGCTTTGAGTATAGACGGTTGGCGTATGGCCACCGCCAGTTGGCTGTAGTGGCTGCCTGAAATTATTGCGCAGCGCCATTGGGCCAACGAATTTGTTGGGGAGACGCAGTGGTGGTGGACTGCCAGCGCTTACCGGAGTTATAAAACTAACGATGCCCCATTCCGGTATAGAACCAGTTGGGGAGCTAGCTGGGGTAATTGACATACTAACCGTATCGCCAGCATTCGTATTGATTGTATTAACGGTATCGCTACCTGTCTGTCCAGAGGAAATAGTAACACTGGGGTTACCAGCCGTACCGTTAACGGCTAGCTGATACTGGTAACTACCAGCTGCGATAGAAGTTTGTTCATAGACATATAGCTTTTTCCAAGTAGCGGCCTGAGTAAGTATGTTTTTATTAGCTTCGGTAGTGGAGTAGTTTAAGTTGGATTGACCTAATTGCTGGTATTCATGAGTGGTAGTGTTTTGAGTTAAGTTACCGCCCGACATACGGACGCTTTCACCATTCACGGTGGGGTCAAACTCAAGACTTATAGCCGGAGTATGAGAACCAGGACTACCAGTAGCAGTAACCGCCCAATATAACCTGTCTCCAGCGGCCACAGTAACGCTGTGTGTCGTGTCGTTAGTTGTGCTGTTTCCTGCGGTAACAGTAGCCACTATAGAAGTGGGATTACCGTTTTGATAAAGAGTAAATATTAGAGTGGCTGAGGCTGCGACGTTAGCCGCTAGCTTAACATAGGCATTTTTAAGCGTACCGGCTGTAGGCATAACTGATTCGACAAAACCAGCCGAGGTGCCGGTATCCGCAGTTTGTGGCGATATATATCTAGGGAATACAGTACCAATAGCACCACCACCACTAAGTAGCATGGAGGTGTTAGCGGCGCAGTTAGCAGCTATAGTCCAGCGTGTTACACCAGTTCCGGTCGTAGTGCCCGAAGCTGAAGTGTGGATAGATAATAAGTCACCAGCCACAAAAGAGACATTGTGAGCTTGGTTAGTGTCGTTGCCAGAAGATATCCCTGCGCCTGTGCCAGAACCAGTTAAAGAGATTGTCAGGCCAGTATCGGAGCCATTTTTATAGATTGTAAAGGTTCTAGTTACTCCAGCTCCAGGCCCAGCATCACACTTAATATAAAAGTTCTTGAGTGTACCGGCGCAGGGCATGACACTGACGGAATAGCCGGTAGCGTTAGCTGTAAATTGGTTGCCTTCAAGGTCAAGAGCCGTATATAAACTGCTGGCTGAAGTTATGGTCGTCGGGTCTTGCCCGATTATATTGGTGTCCATAGGGTCACTTCCCTATGGTTAGTTCAACCCAAATATTAACAGCTGTTGCAGCGTAATTGTATTACTAGAGCTGGAAGCGCTACATGCAACATTGAAATTTATATAATTTGTAATCGAGGTATCGAGCGTAGTGGCTGTACCTGGCGAGGCCGCGCCGCCCCAAACAGGGTTAATGCCTGAGTTAGTGCCGGTTAAGCCTGGGCTGGTGATTAGACCTATGCCTTGGAATGAACTGTTAGCGCCAGCGGCACCCATAGCGGTAAGAGTAATATCTCCCTCAAGCTCGAATATCTGGTTCGAAGCGCCTGAAGCCGTTGTTAGCGCGGCACTGCCTAGCAAGATAGCCGCACTGGTATTACCTGCCGTACCACCACGAACAGTAAATGTATAAGTCGGCGTACCGGTCGAACTCAGGATACCTCTAGCGACAATCCTAATTGTTCGTCCATCGGAACCGTGGTTAGGGAGCCAAAAGTCAGGCGGTAAGTGATACTGTACGCCCATACCGGCCGTATCGTTAATTTGAACTTCACTGGTAAAGCTAGCTTTGGCTGTGCCAGCGGCTATGCTCGAGTAAACTAGTTCGGTGTTAGTGCCTGTTAAAAAGCTCATACTTGTGCCTCCTCTGCTGGAACTACGATTTGTTGAGCAGAATCGGGTGCGGTAGTCGTGCCACCACCTATAGCCGTTATACGAGCCGTTATAGCTGCATCAAGGTCAGCTTCAGTCGTAGCGCTTTGAGGCACGCTAATAGTCTCGTCATAAACTTCACTGCCAACAAGCATACGAGCGCGAGCTTGCATATTACCTTGTTCGTCAGGTAGTTGCCAGAGAGTAGTGTAGGTGTTCTGCATCTAGCCTCCAGTTGCGCAGGTGCCTAAGTAGGTATATTGGATACTATCGCCATTTACAACATTAATAGCTGAAAAGACTTTGTGGTCAAGTATGATTGGCAATAAGTTGAATGCATCAGTGCTACCTGGCGTAGAGCCAGCTGTACCATCAGTAGACTTATACCAAGCTGGTACGTTTAATACCGATGTAGTGTTAGAGGTTATTAGACCCCAAACTTTAGGTGAAGCGGTAGTGTCTTGGACGATGTGTTGCTGTTGGCCTTGGACGGTTGAACTTGATGCGGTATAGGGCGTACCAGTAGCGGTTAGTGATGTCGAGCTTGATGCGGTGGCTGGTGTGCCGGTAGTGGCCGACAATGAGTTTTGAGTGATCAAGCCCCATTCCGTTACGGCTTCTGTACCAGTGTAGGCAATCGTGGCAACTGTTTGGAACTTCTGTAAGTTAGCGGCACTGACAAGCGACTGCGTACCAGCAACAGGGTTTTGGCCACCATTGGTTGAAGCAGTTTGGAGCGCAATGTCAGTAGCAGCTGCGGCGGTGACACCTGTACCGGAACAGTGATAGTTAGCCAGCTTTAGCAGGTTGATAGCTGCGCCCGATGGTGCGGCTAAGTTCCAGTCATTGGCTAAAGCTAGTTGCGAGACGTTGGTGATCAGACCAGAGCCTAGGTCAAGCTGGGTCTTGTTACGGTATAGGACGCTGTAAAAAGCTCGCTTGATTCGATTCTCTTTGTTGCCAAAATACTCGGTAACATTGAGCTTACGGCCAGTTCCCTCTATGATTTGTTTGCCTTCAAGTTCCTCAGCCGAGTAATTACGGAGATCTCTAGCATTTACAATTCGGCCATCAGCTAATTTATAATCAGCATCACGAATTACGTCTATAAGTAATTGGCTCTCCATAGCTTGCTTACCATTTACGACAACTGATCGCGTAGCTGAACCATGCCTGTCTTGTGTAACTTTAGGTACAAGACCATTGTGGCTAATTGCCGTGCCTAGTACCGGTATTCTGTGAATCTTGCTCATGCTGTGGCCTCCGTGTTTGTGTTAGCTGGTGGATTTAGCTCGGTTTTAAGTTCGCCGGATTGTCCAGCGGGCTTGTCGGTTGGTTTAGCGGATGATTGGTCAAACTCTTTATCTTCAAAGGCCCGAAGTTCGGCGTCGTCCATAGCGGTTAGGTCAACCAAGCCGGGGTAATTTTCCAGCACGACAGGCGGTTGGTATTGGGCGTGGATGCTTACCCGGTCATGGGGCGGGATTTCGCCAACACCGATAACATTAATAACTTTGTCCGTCGTGTTGAAGTATTGTTTTGTTGTTATATCGCTCATTGGTTAGTTCCTTTCTATGTAAGCTTCAATACTGAATGTCCGGGCCGCGGCTTCGCCACTACCAGTTAGTGTAGCATGCGCCCAGCTTAATGTAACAGCGCTCTTTGTAGTAGTAATGCTGTCACCGCCAAGGTTTTCAACGTTGGCCGTTATGGTCAAGGCATGACTGGCTACGGCACTTGAAGTTACATCAGGGTGTGCAACCGTAGCAGTGCTATAAGTCGTGCCAGCGCCGGCTGTGCCATTGATAGCGGCTGCCAGAGCAGTTAGGCTGCCATCGGCATTAACACCACTAATCTTAACTTCGTTGGCAATTGAGTTTACACCGCCAGTCAAAGTGCCACCAGCACTGAGCGTTAAGTGTGCGGAAGTAGTAGTTAAGACAATTGCATTGCCGCCAGTTCCAAGTGCCAAAGCTGTGAGTGTGAAAGCGTGGCTGGCTAATGTTCCGGCACTGACCGAGGTATTGGCGACTGTACCTGTAAAGTAGTCCGTGCCAGGTGTACCGGCACCGTTAATTGCGTAAATAAGACTTTGGGCCGTAGCATCGGCGCTGGCACCGATCTGCACGTCGTTAATGGCCAGCATAACTGTTTTAAAGCGATAAACCGTGCTGCCAATCGTCAGGGTATCGCCATCGCTAACATTGGTGGCATTGCCATCTGTTACAGTGCCAGTTGCATAAGCTTCGGTTAAGGCGGTTTTGAAAGTATAAACTTTAGTGCCACCCGCTAATAAGCCAATGGTAACGGTGTCGGCATTGCTAACATTGGTGTTGTTGCTGGTCAGTACGCCAGTTGCGCCTGTGTCGCCAGCTACAGCGATGGTCAGCCAAGGATTATTGGCTTGGCAGGCTACCGGTATTGCTAGTGGGTAGTTATTGGCGTCAGCCAGTTTTGTAGCCGTTGAGCCGGCGCTAAGAGTTGAAAACGTATTAAGATCGCCGACCTGAGCCGAATAAGAGCTGCCAGTTAGGCTAGCTGGTGGTGTGATAACTAAAGCCCTAAGTAGGCCATTAATGTCTCTGGTGGGTATATCTTGAATGCTGCCAGAGCCTAGCGGGATGGTGACGGACGATGTGTATTTTTGGATTTTGTATCTCAAGGTTTTGTCCTTTCAGGATCACGCCCTTACCATTAGCGCTTTATTTACTGCTGCAGCTGCGGATCTTTGGCGATTTCCTCTGCGCTAGGTGCTTTATCGCCACTGAGAGCCGCTTTAGCTTTAGCCACGATACCACTTGGCTTGTTGTTGACTATGACTTCGCCGGGTGTCTGGGCTAGTCGTTCGTTGTCGGCTAGGTCTTTTTTAACTGCTTCGTTAACCTGAGAGTCAACGGTGCCACGCTCAAGCTGTTGTTCTTCCTCTGCGCTAGGTGCTGGCGGGGTCTCGGTGTTGGTTTCTGACGCTGCGGCCTCGGTATCTTCAATCACGCCATAGCTCAGTAATTCCTTAGCCGCTTCGGCATCGAGGTCGCTAATGATCTCCCCGGGTTTGTAAAGTTGTCCGTTGCGATTAAGTTGAGATACTACTTTGTATGGCATCGTTTATTTCTCCTAGCTAGTGGTGGCGTTAGAGTTTGTTAATTCTTTGGTGACATAGACGGCTCGGAAAGTATGTGTATTACCTAAAGTGGTGTTAAAGATAACGGTATTCTGGCTAATAACAGTCGCGCTATAGGCAATAGTAGCTCTTGTGGCTTCAAAGGTGCCGTCATACGAGCCTTGCAGGTATTCGTCAGCATCCATTAGCCGATCAAGTCCTAAAGCCGCCCCAGTACCAACCTCAACGCCGGCATTAGCGTCTATAGCCGTACAGGCTGAAGTATCGATATTGGTAATGGTCTTAAAGGCTTTTACACCATTAACGCTGGTATTGCCATTTAAGGTTATTGCATCACTAATAGCAGCGCCTCTAATGTCTGTACCGCTAACAGTAACTACACCTGCGGCGTCATGGTCGCTGCCCGTGCTAACAATCGTGACTATGCGTGGAAAGTCCGGTTGGCCAAAACCAGCCGTGGCAGCCGAGAAGGTAATAGTCGCGTCACCAGTGCCGGAAGCCTTAGTTAAGGTCGTGCCGCTTGGCGCACCACTACCGCTTAAGTAGAGGGTTGTGCCGCTGGAAATAGTAGCTAGAACAGTATATGTAACGCCGTTATTGGTGTAGGTAGCCGCAGCCGTAGCGTTAGCGCTAGTTACGGTAAAGGTATAGAAGTTAGCCGAGGGAATACTAGCAGCCGTAATGATGGCTGGCATGATAGCCGTAGCCGAACTGACGGCCGGGTGAGTCCACTTCTGGCGACGGATGTAGCCAGAGTTAGTCATTACCAGATTGCGTACTTCGTTCTTTTGAGGTTGTAGGTCAATGTCGATTGTGTTCATATTGGCCTACCTTATAGTCCTGATGCGATCGCACTCTTTATGAGATAAAATGCCTCCGCGCCAACTACTTGAGGAACGTAGTAGTCGTTATTTCTGATCCACTTAGTTTTCTTGCCTTGCTCGAACCAACTGTCAACGTAACGGCCATTTTCCAGAGTGAAGGTGTAAGCACCGTTAACTGTTCGCAGACCTGGTGTTTTTGTAACATAGCCTAGAATTACGTCTTGGCCCCAGATGTAAGCGTTAGACGCAGCCAAACCTTCAGCGGCAGAGTCGTAAACAGCGCTCGATACTATCAAGTTCTGTACACCCCACTGCGCTAGCAGCTTAAGCATCATTTCCTGAGTTAGAGATACGACACCGGCATACTTAACGGATTCGATCAACTGTGGGTGCCTAGACAGCCAGCTATATGTCTCGTAGCTCATAGCTATCGTGTTGGCAGGCTTTAGGCCGTACAAACGCTGGGTATCAAGACCCAAGCGAATGTCGTCAAGCGGAGCCGAGCTAGCGTAGTTATTCCATTGGTTAGTACCGGAAAGAGTTACGTTGTTGGTAATTGTGGAAGTGCTAGAAAGTAGCGAGTGGACAGCCAACTCTTTAGTGATAGCTAGCTTTTCGCTTAACAAGTTAGTAATGTCGATCTCGAAGTCTAGTGGCGCTTCAGCCATTTCGTCTTGGTCGAAGTCGATACCATCCTTAAGTTCGTGTCCACGCAGCGGGCCAAAGGCTTTACTTTGGATGTTGCCCTGAACTTGATTGGTTTCACCAAAACGAGTTCTAGTGTCATCAAGCGCTTGCTTCAGGGTGTCTTTACCGTAGAACCAGATGTTGAAGGTCTTTTTAGGGACACTTACCATAGGCGCTAGTTGTTCGGCAATAAACTGGGTCGGGTCGTTGAAGAACGCTTGTGAAACGTTGGTTAGTGGGATATCCGGGGTAAAATATTGGCCTTGCATGTTTGTTTTCCTTCTCTAGTTTATGATTGCTCTAAGTGATTGATTGGCAGATACTCGATTACCTGACCGGCAACGCCAGCTTCCATAGCCTTACCGATAACAATGTTACCTGATGTGGTAGTCGTGATCGCGCCGCTATCAGTATCACAAGTCAAAAGATCGTTAATCGATACGCCAGCACTGTTAACGCCAACCTTGACCTTAAAGGTACCTTCAGCGTTACGGGCAATAACCGAGGCTACCTCGCCGGCAGCCGGGCTGTTGTTAAGCACGCCAATGATATTAGCGTCAGTAGCGGAAGTAGCTAAAACGACTTTGCGAAGCGTAGTGTTGGCAGTCGAAGCGGCCAAAGACACGATACGGAACAAGTTAACTGGTACGCCGCCTGAATCAACCGCGCTTAAGTCAGCGTCAGTGATGATTGATAATGCGCGGCCTGTTGAATATTGCGACATGGTTATGCTCCTGCCTTAGTTAGCTGTTCTTGGCGGTCTTGATTGCGTAGGTCTTCTTTTTCTCGGTAAAGCTGTTTCAGAGCGTCAGAGTAAAGCAGCTCTTTGCCTTCTTTGGCAGCCTTGTCGACTCTTTCTCTAGCCAATACGTCAAGTTGCTCACGAGCGGTAGAACCGGCATTAACATCCTCGCCAGTACCAATCTCGTTAGCCAGCTGCTCATTAGCGGGCAATGCGTCAAGAGCGTCTTTGACGGTTTTTTCTTCGTCCTCATTAGCGGCTTCCAGTAATTGCTTGCCCCAGAAACCATCGAGTTTAGCCTGATCTTGCTTAATAGCGCCACGCTTAACGTGTTTGTCCAAGGTGCGCTGTACATCCTCGTTGCGGTATTTATCGATTGTGCTTTCCATGCGATTAAGTCGGTCTTTTTCCACAGTATCGGTTGTAGCGTCGACAACCTTTTTGCTGCCGTCTTTGATGGCGGCTAGTGTCTGCTTTTCTTCGTCGGATAATTTGTCGGCGTCGTTGCCTTCTTCTTCTTCTTCCTCTTCGTCTTCAGCGTCGAGTTTGAACTTGGTAAGCTCCTCTTTGGTTAGCTCGGTTTTCTTTTCGGTAATAAAATCTAGTTCAGGGACGGTTAGTGCGTCTCGTTCCTTTACGCGTAGCTCATCCAAATTCATGCTTGGCTCCTTTGGTTTTTGTTCGAGGTCATAGACGTATATTACATTATCAAAATCCTGTGTCAAATGTCCAGTGCGATCAGCACGTATTGGCGGCATGCCTCTCAGGAAAGGTATATTGGTTAGCCCGGCACCCTCGATAACATTGGCAATTTTCTCTTTGAGATTAGTTGGATTCGCCCACATTGACAGCTTGCCGTTCTTCTCGCCAAAGCTGCCCATAGGAGATACACATTTGAATTTGCCGGACTGAATAGCTTGCGAGCCGGTTTCTGTCCACTCGACCGGATTAGCGTAAAGCGTGGCTTTGGTGTCGTCGCTTGGGTCAATTTGCAGCTCAAGGCCTTTTATCCAGCCGGCGGCTTCATCAGCGTAGTTGTGAGCAAAATCGATAGCTAAACCAGTGCTGGCATCTTCTGTTGGAAAGCCGACGCCATTATCAAAGTTTTCTTTCATCTGTTTCAAGTGATCGAGGTTTACTTTGAAGTTGCCTTTGACGCTATTCTTCCAGTCGCCAGTTACGAACAATGGAAACTTAGTCGGTACGTGGCCTTCGCTGTCAAGCGTAATCGCGGTGGCGCTAAAGGTCAGTTTTTCTTCGTCGTCAAGTGAAGCTTGCGTTTGAGCTAAGGCTTTTTGGAGTTTGGCTTTGACGCTGGCTCGCTCGGTATCGCTCATGCCCTGAACCTGGTTAAGCCGAGCTAGAGCGTTTGCGGTGTGGTTATGATCAACTTTGCCGTTTGCGTCTTTGTACGGTAAATGACGACCGCCTTTGCTGTCTATCCAAGCAAAGCTACTGTTTGGTAAGGAGTTTATGTATTTTGATGTCCATGTAGCCATGTTGTTTTAATAATCCTAGCTGACTCAGTTTTTGTCAACCGTATCCGCCGGCATCCCACTCTTCCTGGTAGATCAGTCTAAGGGCGCACCTACACCTAGGATGGGCGGTAGGTTCGCTATCGCCGCTAACAAAATCATCATCAAACGGTATTGGGCCTTCAGCTTCATTATCGGCGCATTCGTCCTCGGCACCAGCCGTTTCCCATTCCTTGCCAACTGCATCAGATTGATTACCAAACTCCATAAGCCCAGCATTGTAGGCATTAACGCTTTCGGTTTGAGCGATTAATTCGGCTCGATCAACCGGGTCAATGATGTCCGACATACGCTGTACAGCTTCGTCGGTTGTTTCGCCAAGGCCAAGACTGGTTTTTATGCTCGTGGCAATATCGTTTCTAACCGTATCCATGATGTTGTAGGCGGTATTCGGGTTATCGACAATGCTACCGTCTTTCAGGACTTTTTTACCTACCAGACTAGCGACATGTTTAGTCGACAGGTTTTGAATGATAGCGTTGACGCCAGGCAAACCAAGCGTCGGCGCTTTAGGCGCTAGCTCGGCAGCAATAAAACCAGCTTTAGTAGCTTTTTCAATGGTCTTGAGCGTAAGTTTTATAAACGGCGTATCGTTGTTATCAATCTGCTCGTCGTTAACGATGACGTCAATGTTGTAGTCCAGCTTTTGCCTGTCGAGCGTGTTATGTCTGTTTTGGCCGACTTGGTATTCGTAGTGCTGCCAGTTAACGAAATCATGGACTTTAGACTGCATGTTCTTGAAAAACTTGGTTAACACTAGCTGTAATTCGGCTTCGGCTTTAATCAGCTGGGCGTGCTGTTCGGGAGTATTACTGTAGCTTGGGGCAAAGTTTTCGGTAGCAGCTAACATAGCCGTTAAACGTACAGCCTCACGTTCTAGCGTGTTCATTTACGCCCCTACTAGTCGCATCAGTTTTTGCTGGGCTTGTTTGGCTTGGGCGATAGCTTCCGTAGCATTAGCGGGTGGTTTGGGTGCTGGTTGCGGCGGTTGAGGTTGACCTAGTGGCACCGGAGCGTTTGGGTCTGGCGCTGGTAATGTGCCACCAATCGGAGGAACACCCGCCACAGTAATCTTTTCAGCTTCAGCCTTAGCGGCAATGTTTTTATCGTAAGCTTCGTAATCTTCTTCGGTTAACTCAGGCATATTGAGCATTCGTCTAAAGCGGTTTTCACTATCACGATCAGGGTGAACAGCACCGGCGCTCATCAACATTTGCACGGCCTTAGAAACTTCGGTTACATCCTCGTCGCTAATAGTGCTGTGCTTAAGCTTAGGGTAGCCATTTGGCAGATTAGAATAGTTGAGGTCAACCCATCTGTTAGC